TTCCCAGTTTTCTTCCCATACCTCACAATGCTCCTCTTCTGGAGCGGCCTGACGCTGCGGCTTCAGACCGAATGCAGCAGCGTCATCAGCACTTTTGTCTTCTACCTTCTTGCCGCCTTTCGCCCAGTACTCGACGGCAGACTTCAGTTTCCCAGACGAGCACCCTCGAAGGTTTCGGTATAAGCCTTCAGTACACCGCGAATCCAATAAGGATCATCAGCAAACTCTTTCATAGTTACCTGCGAAAACGGCACAGCTTTGCCATCCTCATCCTCAATGCCTTCCCAGTCAGTCAGCACAGCCTTCAACAGCTCAAGGTCACCTTTGTCTGCAAGCTTCTGAAACTCAGAACGAGGCACGCGTTTAAAAATAGCGTCAAACCTAGAGTCTTCAAATACACCACCGTCAGTAGGCTCTTCAACAGTCACAGGCCACTTGAAGGTCTTAACCTTTTTGCGAATAAAAGCCATGAGGCAAAATAGACTCCAGCAAACTATACAGCAATAAAAAAAGGGCCGCAATGCGGCCCTTCGTTCCCCACTCGCCTTGGATTAAGTATAGACCAGGCTGAACTCATCGTTGCCTGCAGTCGTAGGAACAGCAGTAAACGGAAGGTTCAGCATGGCGATACCATCCTGGTCGCTATAAGAGAGATCTCCAACGTCGATGCCGGTCGAAGCAAAATCAACAATGTTGCCAGCAGCCGTGCCGTGTTGGAAAGTCAAATTGCCCAAGGTGCCATCGGCTAGCGCAGCAGCGAAGTAATCCTTCTGAGCGATGGTTGGAGCTTCGATAACAACAGTGCCACTAGAGCTTCGGTCGGTGATCAGCACCTCTTTCGTGCAACCGATCAACTCGCGATAGACAATCGTATTGCCCAAATCCATATTCACAGACTGGAGACAGCCGGAATAGGAAAGAAGCGAGAAGGTGTCAGTGTTGCCTTCCTTGAAAATCAGAGGAGTCGCCTGATTTGCATAGGTGACACTAGGCTGCGCCGAATCGTCAGGAGCGTTATAGATGCCAGTAAAGGTGAAGTCGATCGTTGGGATTTCGCCCACATTTGTGTTGAGGGTAAAAGTCCCGCGAGCGCCAGTCACCTTATGGCGAACACCATCAATGTTGTAATGAATAGTGACCGACTCAAAATTAGTGCTAACAGGAGCGTAGGTGACGCTAGTGGAAGCAACAATCGTCTCGCTCAAGCCACAAGCCTTGAGGGCTTTCCCGTACTGAGGCGCAGTGCCAGCGGTGCCTGAGCCAGCGAGTTCAACGCTGAAAGTACATTCAACGCGAGTGTTAGCAAGAAGAATTTCAGATGCACCCAAATAAGGGCGAATCAGATCGCGAGAGACAGTATCACTCTGCTGAGGAGTGATATTCAAATCCCTCACCAAAACCGCGTCCGCTCCGTCCGGAGCTGCGTCGGTCCCGTAAGTCGATTCCGTCTCGACCAGAATCAGTCGTTTCCGAAGAAGAAGTGCCATTGTCTTGTTGGGGTTCGGCGGGAAGTGTGCGCTTGATCAGAGTGCGTTTTCCGGTTTCTGGATCGAGAAGGTACGACCCACCTTGACCGCTGTACTCGTCATTCATGGTAGAACCTGCGTTTGCTTAATCCTAATCAGTAGTCAGGTCAGCAACTGCGGTGCGATATTTGACATCGTACTCATTGGAGAAAACACCAGCAGGTTGATCTGCATCCAAGAATTCAAATGTCGTTAGAACAGGTTGCACGTCAATCGCATAGCCGCCCAGGGTTAAGTCGGACATAATCTTTGAGTGCATCGATTCAATCACCGGGTCTGCATCTGTATAAGCATTCACAGAACGAACCACTACAACGACACGAACACGCATCGTCCAGTCAAGCTTCGGGAGAGATGTAATCTGCTGCGAAGTGTCGTTGACAGGCTCGATAACAATCATTGGGCTTTCTGCCCTGGCAGCCGCAGTAACACGCGACCGATACACCCTCCCACTAACACCAGCCGTACTGGCCAGCGTTGACGCGATCTGGGTCAAGATTTGTTCGCGCTTGGTAGCCATCAGTCACACATCACAGAGCCGGTGTACGATTCTCCGGCGCCAATGCCAGAAGTGACGCTTCTAACGTAAAGAACTGGAGTGTTTGAATACGTATGACGATCAACCCCGCTTCCAGTATGAGAGTGGGATTCCAGGTCGAACCAATCGGAGTCGTTGAAGGATCCTTGATGAACGACTGTAATGTTTGAGCCTGTGATTTTGTCGCAAAATGTAAAATTAATTCCAGCAACTTTTACCGAAGGAGTTGCTCCGTTGGTTGTAAGCGGATCCCAAAAATGAATGTTCTTGGAGTTGTCTGCGAAGTAGCCAATTTCGATAACCATCAGACCTTCATCAACATGATTTCGCAAAAGGCGCCGTCATCGACGAGTGACGCGCTTCTAACAGTGTAATTAACGCCATCAACCACAACAGAGTCGCTATGCAGCAAATTGCCAAATTTTGACGCCTCGCACGTCAGCTTGTAGTCAGTCGTCAGCACTACGCCATCAGCGATAACCTCTGATGGCATATCCAAGATTCCTAAACCAGACACCGCGCCAGCAGTCACTTCCACTGCGAAATCAGCAGTGCTCAAAAATACGCTTAGATCTTCAGTGAATGCCATCAGAAAAAGCGCCCGGATGACCGGGCGCGTATCGTTATCAGGCGTACTTCAGGGCACCAAAAGCGTTAATGCTATAGGTGTGGGTTGAAGTAGAAGTGGTCGAAACAGCCTTGATGTAGCGCTTAGCATCACCCTTGGCGAAAACCAAGGTCTGCTTGCTAGCACTGGTGCTCACTTGAGTGAACGCAGCACCAGAAACATCAGAGTACGTACCACCGGAGGTGTCTGCAGACTGAATCTTCACGTCAAGGGTGGAGGTTCCACCGTTCTCAACGTCAAGAATCACAACGATGTCGCCCTCGTAGTCAACAAGGTCAACAGCGGTGCCGTCCAAGTTTGCAGTGCGCTCGGCTGTAGGAGCCAAAGCAAAGTGGGAAAGCTTTTCAAGCCCCACAGAAAGAATTGCCATCAGTCTTCACCAGAATCGGTTTTCGGTCGCCCGCGTCGAGCTACAGGCTTGGGTTCTGATTTGACAGGCTTCTGCTGGATCTCCAGCTTCGGCTTCGGTTCCTCTTTAGGAGCAACCTTCGCCTTGTCGCTGCCAATCAGCAAATTTGCAATGCCTATCTCGACTTCAACAAAGGAGCCTGCTTTCACAGGCTCCCCGTTGATCATCACATTGCGTGTGATCTCAAGTCTCATGAGAATCAGGTGGCGAAGCAGAAGGCACCAGGCTGCTTAACAGCGAAGTCCACATCCTGCAGCGCAATCACACGAACGGTGCCAGCAGTAGCGCCAGCGTAAGGATCCACAGTCAGATCCAGGCCAGACCACATACCCATGATGAACATGGAGAAGTCACCAAACAGCGCATCGTTGTTGGCGAGCTGGTTGGAGACGATCGCGGGATAGCCGTTGATCTCACCATCAGCGAACACGAATTCGCCGCTACCGGCATCCTTCTTGGTGCCCTTCAGGCCGCCACGGGTGGTTGCGTTCACGATGTAACGCAGAGCGCCAGCATCAGCGTTAGCTGCAGCAACGTCGGTTTCCATCGCGATAAGCTCAGCGAAGGTGCCGGTTCCGGTCAGGGTCTCGGAGCCAATGCCGCTCACGTTGGTCAGGCCAAGAGGCTGGTTGGAAGAACCGGTGCCGTAGATAGCAGCGCGGTCGATTTCCAGTGCAATCACGCGAGCCAGGTCATTGCGGACCATGCCCTCAACGTCAATGCTGCTCTGAAGCAGAAGACGACGGGAGTAGTCAACAAAAGCACCAACCGTCTTTGGGCTCATGTTCACTTGGTCGATGGCCTGCTGGGACTCGGTGGGAGCAGAGTTCTCGCCAACCCAGTAAGCAGTTGCAGCTGAAGTCTGACGGGGGATAGAAACATTGCCCTGCAGACCGGTCAGCATGGTTGCGCCAGCCTGGGCGATTGCCAGACGGTTGCGCAGCAGATCGATAAAGCTGCCAGCCAGGAGCACATCATCAACCAGATCACCACCAGCGGTAGGGGTGCCGACGACGAGGTCACGACGAAGGACTTCGTTAGGAATAACGATGCCGTTAGAAGAACGCTCGTACTTCTTGGCAGCGGCTTCGCCAACTTCGATTTCAAAGGCGGCGTCGCGACGAGCCTGAGCATCACTCTGGTTAGAGAGGAAGTTCAGGGCTTTAACGAAGCTGAAGGAGCGAGTCTCCTTCTCGGTCAGGCCAAGATCGTTGGCGGTGATGCTGTGTTCCACGGGTTGGGTGCCGATTTTTTCGAGGAATGCAGCACGAGCTTCATCGACAGACTTGCCGCCGTCGATCAGTTCACGTGCCAGCTCAGGCAGAGCATGACGCTCGCCCAGCTTGGAGATAGAAGCAGTCCGGGTACGCTCGGCCTCTACGGCCTCGGACCGGATCACCTCCAGGTCAGGAGTGTTGTCCATGACAGGTTCAGTCACAGTGTTTTCAGGAGATGCGGTTGAAGCCGCAGGTTCAGAATTGGTGTCCTCTAGAGAACGCCCAACCCCGACGGTAGGGTCAGCCGGAATAACGGCCAGCGAGACCTCGTAGGGCGACCAATTGGTTGCTACGAAATCATTATTACGCTCCTCCATCTTATCGATGGAGTAACCGAAAGAAACGCCGCGAAGGATTCCGTCGCGAACGTCCTCAAGCACTTCTTGCGCAAATTTATTGCGCGAGAAACGCACTTTTGCGTAACCGCGTTTCTTTTCACCATCGATCCATGCACGCTCGACGACGCCGATCATGCGATCTGGATCGTGATTAAACAACAGCGGTGCGCCATCGTTAAGCCGCGAAAGATTCGCGGACTCCATCTCATGGCTCAAGACTTCGTTCCCGAAATAACGAGCCACGGGATACTCGGAGCTAAATGGGAATTCCATGCTCCGATCGTCAAGCATGTTGAAACTTGTGGATTCAACACGCTGGAACTTTGTGCCTTCAATTTCGCGAGTTAAATCCTTTTTGGATTCTTCCTCTGCGACAACTTCTGGCGCTTCAGAATCAACTTCCATTGCGCGTAATGCT